GTGGACCTCGACTGCCCCGAGGCCCGCACGCTGGCCGACTCCCTCCTCCCCGCCACGGGTCTCGTGCACGGCCGCGCCTCGGCGCCGCGGTCACACCGGTGGTACCTCTGCTCCCCACCTCCCGCCGGCACCACGCGCTACCGCACGCCAGCCTCGCCGGACGCGCCGAAGGGGACGACATTGGTCGAGCTCCGCTCCACGGGCGGCCAGACCGTCGTCCCGCCCTCGGTTCACCCCTCGGGCGAGGCCCTCGTCTGGACCGACGCCGAAGCCACGCCCACGGTCGTCCCCGCCGACCTCCTCGCGGACGCCGTGGCGGAGCTTGCTGCGGCCTCCCTTCTCGCGCGGTGCTGGCCCCGAAGCGCCCGGCACGACGCCGCTCTCGCTCTCGCTGGCGGCCTCGCACGCGCGGGGTGGGACGCGGCCCGGGCGGTGAGGTTCGTGCGCGCGGTCGCAACGGCCGCGGGCGATGAGGAACCTCAAGATCGCGAACGAGCCGTCCGGGACACGCTCGCCGCCGTCGCCCGAGGGGAACAGGCCACGGGCCTTCCTTCTCTCGCAAGGATCGTCGCCCCCGAGGTCGTCACCCGCGTCGCCACGTGGCTTCGCCTTGCGGGACCCCGGCTCCTCACCTCGACGCCGCGCACTTCGTCGCCGCCCCCCGGGTCACTCGATCCGGTGCCGGACGCCCCGCCCCTAGACCCGCCCTCTCTCGCCTCGGCCCTCGCTGCCGTCTCGGCCGCCCCCGGCGACGCCGCCGTCCTCCGAGCACAGGTCCTCGCGCTGGGCCCCGCCATCCTCGCCGGCGACCTTGCGGAGGCGCCCGCCCGTCAGGCCCTCCTCGCCGCAGCGGGCCTCCCGGATGGGGACCGTGTCTTCCGCGAGGCCATCGAGGAGGCTCGCCGCCTCCCCGCCCCCGTCCCCCGCCTCTCCCACAAGGTCCCGGCCCGTACGGCGCGCGTCTACATCGCCCGCTTCCATGTCTCCGATCCCTGCCACAGCCCCGACGGCGAGTCCCTCCGCCTCCTCCACCACTACCGCGGCTCCTTCCACCGCTGGCGGGACGCGGCCTACGCCCCCCTCGAGGACGCCCCCGTCCGCGCCGACCTCTGGGACCTCCTCGAGGCGGGCGGCGTCGCCCCCAACTCCTCCCGCGTCGCCAACGCGCTGGAGGGCGTCGAGGTCTTCTCCCTCCTCGACGGCGCCCTCGATGCCCCGTGCTGGCTCGGCTCCCCGCCCCCCGAGCTCCCGGCCGACACCCGCCCCCAGGATCTGGTCGCGCTCCGAAACGGCATCCTCCACCCGTCCTCGGGCGTCTTCCTCCCCCCGACACCCCGGTTCTTCACACAGGCGGCGCTGCCGTTCGACTTCGACCCCGCCGACGCCGTCGATCCCCCGGCCGAGTGGCTCGCCTTCCTCGCGCAACTCTGGCCTGAGGACCCCGAGTCGGTCGAGACCCTCCAAGAGATCTTCGGCTACCTCCTCACTCCCGACACCTCGCTCCAGAAGATCTTCCTCCTCCAGGGCCCCAAGCGCTCCGGCAAGGGAACCATCGGGCGCGTCCTCCGTGCCCTTCTCGGCCACGCAAGCGTCGCCGGCCCCACGCTCGCCTCCCTCGCCCAGAACTTCGGCCTCGCGCCGCTCATCGGGAAGACCTGCGCGCTGGTCTCCGACGCCCGCCTCTCGGGCAAGCTCGACCACCAGGTCATCGTCGAGCGCCTCCTCTCCATCTCGGGCGAGGACGCGCTCACCATCGACCGCAAGTACGCCCACGCCTGGACGGGCCAGCTGCAGGCGCGGTTCCTCCTCCTCTCGAACGAACTCCCCCGCCTCGCCGACGCCTCCTCGGCGCTCCCCGGGCGCTTCATCATCCTCCGCCTGACCCGCTCCTTCTTCGGCGAGGAGGACCCGGGCCTCCTTGCTCGCCTCCTCCCGGAACTCCCGCGCGTCCTCCACTGGGCGCTGGAGGGGCGCCGGCGTCTCTACGGACGCGGCTACTTCGCCTCGCCCAGGTCCGCCTTCGAACTCCACCGCCAGATGGAGGAGCTCGCCTCGCCCATCCAGACCTTCCTCGAGGAGCACTGCGAGGTGGGACCGCTCGCCTCCGTCCCCTGCGAACGCCTCTATCACCTCTGGACCCGGTGGTGCCACAACCAAGGCTGGGACCGCACCGGCACCGCGCAGACCTTCGCCCGGGACCTCCGGTCTGCCGTCCCCGACCTCGCCGTCGAAAGGCCCCGCGTGGGCGGGGTGCCGACCCGGGTCTTCCGTGGCGTCGGGGAGAGGACCGGCCGTGCGTAGGACCCTGCGCGGACCCGTCACCCAAGGCCCCGACAACCTCCCCGCTTTCCCTGCTCCGCGATGCTCCGCGCTGCTCCGCGATGAGTTTTCGATCGCGGAGCAGACAGGTCCTTGTCCCGCACGGGGTTGCGTCGCTGCTCCGCGATGCTCCAGACGAATCGGGAAAGTGGATGGGATCCAGCTGGGGGAGGGGTGCGAGGAAGGGACTGGAAAGGGGAGAGGCGCCGATTCAGACAACAATGGGTCCGCGGGTGGAGCATCGCGGAGCAGAGGGCCGGATCGTCGCGCCATCCGGTGCCGTCACAAGGGGTTCTGGCTGCTCCGCGATGTTCCGCGATCCACCCCCCCATCGCGGAGCAGGCGTGTCGGCGGGAGCACACAGGCGGCAACCGCGTGACCGCACCGGCCACCCGACCCACCCCGTGCATCCCCGGCGACCCTTTCGGCTTCTCCTGCCTCGCGGGCCTCCTCCTCGGGGTCCGATGCTGTCCCGACGGGCGGTGCGCTCTCTGCACCCGAGACCGCGACCGCATGCGGCGGGTCGGCTTCACCGAGGACGAGATCGCGAGCCGCGTCGATTGCGTCCGCCGTCGCCTCCTCGCCCGCTGCCCCGCCTGCGGCTTTCCCCCGCCTGCTCCCCTCCACCAGATCCCGCCCCTCCCTCGCCTCGACCGCTCCCGCCGACCCCTCGGTGGAGCGGGCGCGTGTCGGTACTGCGGCAACCGGCTCCTCAACTCCCGCCGGCGCTACTGCGACACCTCGTGCTGGAACGCCTCCGTCCTCGAAACGCGCCGCGACCGGCGAGCGGACCGGCGACTTGCCCAAGCCTGACGGCGAGCGACGCTCCCCTCCATGCCTCGCCGTCCCCCACACGCCTGCGCCGTCAGCGGCTGCCCGGCCCTCGTCAGCCGGGGAGCCCGTTGCTCCGACCACGAGCGCGCCCTGCGTGCGGAGATCGACTCCACCCGGCCCTCGCCCGCCCGTCGCGGCTACGACGCGGCCTGGCGTCGGATCCGCGACACCTTCCTCGCCCGCCATCCGCTGTGCGTCGAGTGCACGCGCGACGGACGCACCACCCCGGCCACCGACGTCGACCACGTCCTACCGCTCCGTCGCGGCGGCACCCACGACCACCGCAACCTCCAGTCTCTCTGCCGGCCCCACCACTCCGCGAAGACCGTGCGCGAGGACGGACGCTTCGGCCATCGCCGCGCACTTGGCGCCGCCCGGAGGACCGCGTGATGCGCTACGCCGTCGCCCTCCAGGACCTTGACGCCGCGTGGGGCACGCGCGAGGGAGCCTCCCTCGTCGAGGCTGCGGTCCTCGACCAGGACACCGAGGACGCCGAGGTCGTCTCCATCGCCGGCACGCAGGCCATCGTCCTTCGCGGCCCCGCGCCCCGTGTCGCTGCCGTGGTCGCAGGCCTCGTTGCGGCGCGGCTTCCCGGCGACTGCGATCGCGCCGTGAGGGTCTACACCGAGACGCCCCGCGGCTGGGCGCCCGTCCTCACGCCGCCTCCCGTCCCTGTCCTCCCCGACGACTCGCCGTCTCTCGACCTCGAGGAGGCCGCGGCGTGATCGCGCCCCACGCCGCCCGGGTGGCGCGACGTGGCGCGATCTCCGGCGCGATCGCCCCCCGTTCCGCGATCGCACCGGCCGCGACGTCGGGCCACAGGGCGCGCCAGTCCACGGGCCCGCCCGACGGCGAAACCGCCATCCGGTATCCCCCTCCAAACGTGACAGGTCCCGCGTCCTGTACCGGGCGCGCTATCCCGCGCGTGCTCCCGCGAAATAGGGCAGGGGGGGGTCCCCCCTGCGCGCACCCCACCGACGCGCACGCGCGCGACCCCTACGCGGCGGGCCGCATCCTGTGCCTCGCCTGCGACGCGACATGGGACGAGAGCCCGTGAGTCGCGCCACTTCCCCGAAGGGCCGCCGGCGAAAGGACTCCGCGACGGTTGCAAGGTCCGGCGCCTGGCGCTCCCGCATCGTGGAGCGCGGGGAGGCCTCGCCGACGGCGCTCGTCGCCAATCCCAGGAACTGGCGAGGGCATCCGCCGGCCCAGCAGGCAGCCCTCGCCGGACTCCTCGATCAGGTCGGCTGGGTCCAGGACGTCGTCGTGAACAAGCGCTCCGGCCACCTCGTGGACGGGCACCTCCGAGTGGAGCTCGCCCGCTCTCGCGGAGAGACCTCGGTCCCCGTGGTCTACGTGGACCTCGACGAGGCCGAGGAGGCACTCGTGCTCGCCTCCCTCGACCCGCTCGGCTCGATGGCGACGGCCGACCCCTCGAAGCTCGAGGCGCTGCTTCGCGATGCTTCGGTCAGCGACGCAGCGCTCCGAGCCATGCTCGACGAGCTCGCGGAGAGATCCGGCATCGGCGCGGAGGCGAAGGGCGGCCTCACCGATCCCGACGACGTACCTGAGCCCCCGGAGAAAGCCACCACTCAGCGCGGCGACCTCTACGTCCTCGGAGACCACCGGCTCCTGTGCGGAGACTCCGGAAGCCCCGAAGACCTCGACCGCCTCCTCGACGGCGGTCCGGTCCACCTCCTCAACACCGATCCGCCCTACAACGTCCGCGTCGAGCCGCGCTCGAACAACGCCATCGCGGCCGGGCTCTCTTCGTTTCAGGGGACGATGCACCACCAGGCGGCCGACCTCGATCGCCACCCGGAGAAGTCGAAGCCAACGCACCGGAAGATGCGGGCCAAGGACCGCCCCCTCGAGAACGACTTCATGTCGGACGAGGCGTTCCGCGAAAAGCTGCGCGCGTGGTTCGGGAATGCCGCGCGCGTGCTCCTCCCGGGGCGGGGGTTCTTCATCTGGGGCGGGTACAGCAACATCGCCAACTACCCGCCCGCTCTCGTCGAGGCCGGGCTCTACTTCAGCCAGGCGATCATCTGGGTGAAGGAGCACCCCGTCCTGACGCGCAAGGACTTCATGGGGAACCACGAGTGGTGCCAGCCTCCGGACACGAAGGTCTTGACACCGGAGGGAGAGGTCCCGATTGCCAGTCTCCGGGATGGGGATCGAGTCGTTTCGTACAGCACCCACCACGCGATGATCCTCGGCCGGCGTCGCGGGTATTCCGTGCGCCGCGCGCAGCGTCCCTACCGGGGCCGCCTCCACGGCGTCGTCGTCGCTGGCAAGACGACCTGGGCCACGGACGGGCACATCTGGAGCGCGCGGATGGCTCCGGCCTCCCGACACGCATGGTGCGTCTACCTCATGCGCCGTGGCGACTGGTGGCGCGTCGGGAAGTCGAAGCTCTACACGTCCTGGGGATTCGGTCCCAAGCAGCGGCTCATGTTCGAGGGCGGCGAAGATGCGTGGATCCTCAGCCTCCACGGGTCCAATGCCGATGCGGCTACAGCGGAACAGATGGTCTCGGTGCGATACGGGATTCCGACGACCTACTGGCGCCAGTCCCGCCTCGCCACTCGTCCCGAGACCGAGATCCGGCGCATGTACGACTCGCTCGACGCCAACATGCTCGCGGCAAGCGCTTACCGTGCGCTGCTTGACCATGGCAGGCGCATCGAGCACCCGCTTCTGCGGCGTGATGCGTCCACGGAAAAGGTCGGCGCGCGCGTCCCTTTCCTTGTCCGGACCTGCAACCTCCTCCCCGGGGTCATGGCCGTGCCGGTGCCGACGCTTCGGACGGGGTTCGTCTGGACGCCTCTGGATGAGGTTCTCACGGAGCGCTTCGACGGGATGGTTCACTCCCTCGAGGTCGAGAAGACCCGCCACTACGTGGCCGACGGGATGGTGACGCACAACTGCTTCTACGGATGGCGCGAGGGCGCGGCCCACTACTTCGCTCCCGACATCAACAACGCGACCGACGTGTGGAGCGTGAAGAAGGTCTCGCCGCAGAAGATGGTCCACCTGACGGAGAAGCCCGTCGAACTCGCCACTCTTGCCATGAAGTACTGCTCGCGCCCGGGCGAGACCGTGCTCGACCTGTTCGGGGGATCGGGCAGCACGCTCATCGGCGCCGAGCAGATGGGACGGAAGGCCCGCCTCATCGAGATCGACCCGCTCTACGCCGACGTAGTCGTCGCTCGGTGGGAGAAGTTCACAGGCAAGAAGGCGGAGCGCGTCGGCGCGAAGGAGTCCGCGTGATCCGCCGGCTTCTCTGCGCGCTCGGGCTCCACACCTGGCAGTACCTCCTCGCGCCCCCGACCTGGGAGCGCGGCGACAGGTACGACCCCGGCATCTGGTGCATCTGGTGCTCGAGGCGGGGCCCGCGGGGGCCCGGTGACGGGGCGGTCGCGGCTCGGCCGAGGCCGCTCTCCCCGGACGACTCGCTCGCCGAGGCGGCGGTGCCCTGTGGGTAGGTCCCGCGCTCGGGGAGCCGGACGGAAGCCCAAGCCCACGGTGCTGAAGGTCCTCGCGGGCAACCCGGGCCACCGCCCTCTCAATCCCCGCGAGCCCGAGCCCCGAAGGCGGATGCCTCCATGCCCCGACGTCCTCCAGGGCGAGGCCCGGGCCGAGTGGCACCGCATGGGACGGAAGCTCCACCAGGCGGGCCTTCTCACTGAGATCGATGGTCCCGCGCTCATGGGCTACTGCCTCGCCTACGGGAGGCTGCTTGACGCGGAGGCGAAGCTCCGGGAGTACGGGTCCGTGGTGAAGGCGCCCTCGGGCTACCTCGTCCACTCGCCCTACCTCGCCATCGCGAACAAGGCCCTCGAACAGATGCGCTCGATGCTCGTGGAGTTCGGGATGACTCCTTCCAGCCGCTCCCGGGTCCAGGCCTCGGGTGGCGTGTGGGCCCCCGCTCCCGGTGAGTCCGACATCGATGAGAGGTTCTTCGGGACCGGGTAGCGCGAGGCTGACCCGGAAGCACCCTCGCGGGCGTGCCCGACTCCCAGGCCCCCTGGAACGCCTCCGCGCTCGCTCAGTGGCCGGGAGCCACCATCGCCGTCGACGACGGCGGCGGGCGGTTCTGGTTCGACGAGGACGAGGCAGCGCGCGCGATCGACTTCGCGCCGACCTTCCTACGGCACTTGAAGGGCGAGGTCGCGGGCCAGCCGTTCGAGCTCCTCCCCTGGCAGCGGGAGCTCGTGGTGCGTCCGCTCTTCGGCTGGAAGCGCAAGGAGGACGGGCTCCGCCGCTTCCGGAAGGTGTTCGTCCTCGTCCCGAAGAAGCAGGCCAAGAGCGAGCTCTGCTCCGCTCTGGGGCTCTACCTCACCTTCTGCGACCGCGAGCCCGGGGCCGAGGTCATCGCCTGCGCTGCCGACCGCGAGCAGGCGATGGAGGTCTTCCGCGAGGCGCGCGACATGGCGGCCAACAGCCGCCGGCTCTCCGCCCGCGCCCAGATCCTCCGGAAGGCCATCGTAGTGCCCGAGACCCGGTCCGCTTTCCGGGTCGTCTCCTCGGAGGTCCGCGGTCGCCACGGACCGTCCATCCACGGGCTCATCTTCGACGAGTTCCACGCGCTCCCGAGTCGCGACCTCTACGACGCTCTCAGCAAGGGCATCGCGGCGCGTCGCCAGCCCGTGGTCATCATCATCACGACCGCGGGCGACGACACGGACTCGGTCTGCTACGAGGAGTACGAGTACGCGAAGAAGGTCATCGCCGGCATCCACCAGGACGAGACCTACCTCCCGGTCATCTTCGAGCCCGCGGCGGGGGATGACTGGCGCGATCCGAGAGTGTGGCACCGCGTGAACCCCGCGCTCGGGGTCACGGTGAAAGAGGAGTACTTCCGGAACGAGGTCCGCGCCGCCGAGGCGGAGCCTCGGAAGCAGGGCCCCTTCAAGCGCTACCACCTCAACATCTGGACCCAGGCGCGGGAGACGTGGATCCCCATCGAGTGGTGGAATGAGTGCCCGCCGCTCCCCGGACCGGACTCGCTGGCCGGGCGGCCGGTCGCCGGCGGGCTCGACCTCTCGAGCACGACGGATCTCACGGCGTTCGTGCTGGTGTTTCGCCTCCCGGAGAGCCGCCTCGAGGGGGAGAAGGTCCCGACGGTGCAGGCAGTCGAGCTCGACGCCTCGGGGGCCCCGGTGAGGAAGGTCCTGTCCATCAACTATGACCTGGCCGTCCTCCCCTTCCTGTGGATGCCCGAGGAGCGGCTGCACGAGAGGTCCAAGGAGGACGGAGTCGACTACTCCGTGTGGGTTCGCGCGGGGAACCTCCGGACCACCCCGGGGTCGGTCGTGGACTACGACTTCATCTTCCGGACCATCGTGGACGAGATCGTCCCGCGCTTCCGGGTGAAGGAGATCGGGTACGACCCCTGGAACGCGCTCCAGTTCGCGCTCCAACTGGAGAAGGCGGGTCTTCAGCCCGTCGAGGTTCGCCAGGGTCCGAGGACTCTATCCACGGCCTGCAAGGTTCTCCACGCGCTGACCCGCGCCCGGCGAGTCCACCACGACGGGAACAAGGCCATGGCGTGGTGCGTCTCGAACGCCGCGGTCAAGGAGGACGAGAACGAGAACATCCGCCCGATCAAGGCGAACCAGAAGAAGCGGATTGACGGGGTCGTCGCCGCGGTGACGGCGCTCTCGAGGCTCATGGTGCTGCCGGACAGGCATGGGTCGCCCTATGGACACCGGGGCGTGAGGGTCGTGGGGTAAGCGCCCGGACTCCGGGAGGCGAAGTGGGCAACAGATTGAGGCTGTTCGTCGCCGATGAAGAGAGGGGCTCGGTCCGCAATTCTCAGCCCGCCCTGGGGGTGAGGAATGGACGGCGAGAAGGAGGACGAGGAGGAACCCGCGCCGTACGACGAGATCGGGAAGTGGAGCGAGGTAAAACTCGCGATCATCCAGAAGTACGCCAAGGCCTTCTCAACAGTCGTCGGTGCGCGGAAGTTCACGACGGTCTACATCGACGGCTTTGCTGGAGCCGGCATGCATGTGGCGAAGAGTACGGGCGCAAAGGTCACCGGAAGCCCCCTCAACGCACTCGCCGTGGATCCCCCGTTCGACCGGCTCCACTTCGTGGAGAAAAGTCAGCGGAAGGCCACACGCCTCAGGGAGTTCGTCGCAGGTCGCTCAGAAGCCACGATTCATGTCGGCGACTGCAACGAGATCCTCCCACAGAGTGTCCTCCCCACAGTCCGATACGACCAGTATCGTCGCGCATTCTGCCTGCTCGATCCCTACGGACTCGACCTCCGATGGGAGGTCGTTGCGAAGGCCGGGGAGATGGGGACCATTGACGTGCTCATCAACTTCCCCGTGATGGACATGAACAGGAACGCCCTCCGCTGGGACACCGCGACGGTCACGCCGAGTCAGGCGGCACGCATGACGGCGTTCTGGGGGGACGCGTCGTGGCGCAACACGACCCGCACGAGCACTCCGGGGCTCTTCGGTGAGATCGATGAGAAGGCGCCCAACGAGGCGGTCGTCGAGGCGTATCGGAAGCGCCTCGTCGATGCCGGCGGCTTCAAGCACGCATCGCGTCCCTTGGCAATGGTCCAGAAGACCCGGGTGCCGGTGTACTACCTGCTCCTGGCCTCGCAGAGGAAGGTGGCTGCCGACATCATGAACAGCATCATGGAGCGGTACCCTCATGGAGGAGGTGCCTGATGTCCGTCGGCTCGCCCATCGAGTGGACCGAAGCGACTTGGAACCCGGTCACTGGGTGCACCAAGATCAGTCCGGGGTGCACCCACTGCTACGCCGAACGCATGGCAAGGCGCCTCAAGGCCGCGGGCCAGGCGAACTACCGCAACGGATTCCGGCTCACGCTCCAGCCGCAGATGCTGGGGCGGCCCCTCGGCTGGAAGAAGCCACTTCGGATCTTCGTGAACTCCATGAGCGATCTGTTCCACAGGGACGTGCCCGAGGAGTACATCCAGCGGGTGTTCGACGTGATGCGTCGCGCGTCATGGCACCAGTTCCAGGTCCTGACCAAGCGGGCGGAACGCCTGGAGGAACTCAGCGCGGTCGTCGAGTGGCCCGAGAACGTCTGGATGGGAGTGAGCGTGGAGACCGCCGAGTACGCCTACCGCATCGACCACCTTCGGGCCACCGGGGCACGGGTGAAGTTCCTCTCCCTTGAGCCGCTGTTGGGGGCGCTACCGGACCTGAACCTTCGCGGCATCGACTGGGCCATCGTCGGCGGGGAGTCCGGGCCCGGTGCCCGCCCCATGTCAGAAGAGTGGGTCCGAGACCTACGGGAACAGTGCCTCAAGGCGGGGGTCCCGTTCTTCTTCAAGCAGTGGGGTGGGGTGTTCAAGAAGCGTACCGGACGCATCCTGGATGGCCGGACGTGGGATGAGTATCCGGAGCCACTCGCCGCGATGGACGTGTAGTCCCGCGCTCCTCGGCGGGGAAGCAGGAGTACCTCCCCGCTGGACCAAGCCTGACCCGCCCCAAGACTCGGCCGGGTGCCCGGTCCCCTGCGCCGTCTTGCCCGCCGGATCCTCGGGTGGGCAATCAGCGACGAACCCCCGGAGTCCTTTCTCCGGTGGCCCGGGGTCACTGCGCCGACGGCCTCGGGCGTCTCCGTCACCGACGATTCGGCGCTCCGGATCACCGCGGTCCTCTCCTGCGTGAAGGTGATCGCGGAGACGATCAGCACCCTCCCTCTCCGGGTCTTCGAGAAGCAGCGCGATGGCGACCGGCGTCTCGCCGAGGAGCACCCCCTCGACGGGGTCCTCCACGTCGCCGCCAACGAGGAGATCACCGCTCAGTCACTGCGCGAGACCCTCTGCGCTCACGTCCTCCTCCGAGGAAACGCCCGGGCGCAGGTCGTCCGCGACGGCGGCGGCGACGTCCGGGAGCTCTGGCCCCTCCTCCCCGCCCACGCGCGGGAGTTCCGGGACGCGCCGGACGGGCCGCTGCTGGTCGAGGTGAACGAGCCCGGGGCGAGGCCCCGGATCCTCCGGCCGGGCCAGGTCTGGCGCATCCCCGGTCTCTCCTGGAACGGCGTCACGGGGCTCTCTCCGATCGGCCTCTGCCGCGAATCGATGGGCCTCTCCCTCGTCCTCGAGCA